CCAGGCGTTGCAAGGATTCGTTGTACCGATAACGCTGCGGAGGGACTGTGTCCCGCGCAAGGTCGGCGATGCAACTAGCCCTGCGGCAGAAGTAACCACATCCCGTAAACCCGTACGGCAAAGCGCCAGTGAGGGTTTCGATGGCTGTGTAGATTACTTCGGCTGAATCGGTCAGACCGGCTGCCCCGCAAGCGTGGGCGTAGTCGAGCCAAGCACCGATTCCCCTTCCATCACCTCGATGTTTCGGAAAGGAGGTCTTGAACCGGATCGGCGTGACGATATTGCCTTGATAGGCATACACGCCGCACGACTCGCGAAACTCCCCCCGGCTGAAACTCTTCCTACGGTTAACCTTTAATCCGCAGGATTCGAGAGCGTCAGCTACAACGTCCGCATCGACAGAGGGACAGATTATATCGTCCCCGTAGACGCGGACCCAACTTACGACCTTGGTGAATGGCCAATTGTGGGCTATTGAGATAGCCGCTACGGTCAACGCAAAGAAAACCAAGCTCTGCGTTGGGAATGTCGTCGCGCTCCCCATGGGAGCGAACTTCTTGAACCATACCATTCGCCCGTCAGGGAGTTTGGTACCCGCAGCCCGAGTGGCGGCGAGGTAGCGCCAGACGTTCTCGGCGACAGGGTCGCCAGAGAAGAGGTCTTGCACTAACTTGGCCGACAGCCGATCAGAGGCAGACGAGAGGTCAAGAGTAGCGAACTGACCGTTGGCAGAGCCAACGACAGCCATCTGCTGATTGACCGTCTGATCAACGAAATTGATCCGACCCTTGGTTAGAGGGTGCGACTGAACCCAATCCATTAGAAGGGCCAATTGGCCCTGCTGCAGATACTGGTTTTCCAGCTGCTCTATGGAAATGAGTCTGACCGAAGTGGCGTCCTTAGGCACAGCAATGACGCGGGATATAGCATAGGGCTGACGCTCTAAGTCTATATACCAGCGCATGCGTGCCCGGACCTCGGATGGCCCCCCGGCGACAAAGTAGTCGTACCAAGGGTATACGCGATGAGCATTTGTGAAGACTCTTTTGAAGTCCCACTTAGCTTCACCGCGCTCACCACTGCAAACCGCACCTGGACCGTGCTTAGGGTATATCTCACGAAGTGAGAAATCCACGTACTGGCGTGAGCCGGTATTGTAGATCACCT